ATAAAAGGAAAGTTTCATACAGATTGCAAATTACATGCAAATATGATTATTGAATTAAATGGCGAACGTATGGGTAAAATAAACACTGCACAAGAAATGAAATTTGATTTTGCTGACTTAATTGCACACGCATCTAAGACAAGAGCATTAAGCAAAGGCACATTAATTGGTAGTGGAACAGTAAGTTCTTCTGTTCGTATGGATGGATTTGGTTGTTTAATGGAACGCAATGCAGTATTCAATGATAAGCCAGAAATATATTTAAAGCACGGTGATAGGATTAAAATGTATATCGAAGGGTTTGAGGACACATTAATAATAGACCAAATAGTGCAATAATATAGGTAAATAATACAAGCATTCAGGAGTAACACAGTGATTAGTGATCGTGAGATGTTTGATTATTTTGTTCAACGAATAAAAGAAGAATTGTTTACACATCCAGTTATTACAGATAATTCATATTGCAATTGGTTTGCTAATGCAGACTTAACAAAAGATAATGTAATATATTTTACAAAGCAATTTTCTGTTTTTTCAAATCAATTTACAATTGCACAACTTAATAAAGTTATTAATGCAGGTTCTTTAGAGGAAATGCATGATGCCAAAGAAATTTTAATGAATGAACTTGGCGTTATTTTTAGAAAAGATGATAGTAAAATAACTGATGATGTAAATGTAGATCCGCAATATGTGGGTATCGAAGGAACAGTAGAGAATAGTAAATTTAAATTTAAAGCAGCCCATTTTGAATGGTTGCTGGAGTTTGGTAAACCGCTTGGTTTAGGTTTTAATGACATAGGTAAACGGTCACATGGTTCTCCGCATACCTTACATTTTTGTGATGAGTTAGTTCGTTTGTATGGTACTGAAAATCATATAGTAGGTGCTGGTGCAAGTTTTGCAGTAGAGAACTGGGCAGCCGCTGGTTTTTGGAAACAACTAATACAGGGATTAACAAACTTTGGTGAGAAAATAGATGAAAGGCTACCTTTAGCCTTTTTTGTTTGGCATGATAAAATTGAAGAACAACATGCAAGTCACACATGGCATGAATTAAAAGAATTGTATTTTAGTGGAGAACACTTTGACGAAGATACATTTATTATGTCTGGTTATACGATGTTAGATGGTGTTAAAGCATTCTGGGATGGTTTAAATTTAGAAAGGATTGCTCAAAATAGTATAAATTAACGGAGATAATTATGGACAAGATGATAAATCCTAATTCGTTTAAGTTTTTACAATGGGCCGCAGAAGATAATACATACTATGATGATTTGTTTTATAGTTTAGGACTTTGTAAAATTGGTGAAGTACAATCTTCACACGATGTTATTTGGAAGGGCAGTGGTATATTTTTCTTTGTAACTACACGAAGAACTGATTTTGTAGAAGTACACGGACCTGGTGTTTGTGGTATAGGTCTTAATGTTGGTAATGCAAAAATAGCACATCAACACGCAGTTGAAAATGGCATGGACGAAGACATTTCTATGCTCGGAATTGAATATGCAGGTTATGGCATAGACGGTGTTAAAATGTATTTTGTTGATTTCCCATTGTGGCAATCGTTTAGACGTTTGTGGATACCGTACAGTAATACATCAGAAAGACCAACAGGTGTTAATTTTGTAGATCATTTAACACATAATTGCCATCCAGGTAGTGTTGATATATGGGCAGAAAATTATAAAAATTGGTTTGGTATGTATGAAAACAAATATTTTGATATTGATGGAAAAGAAACTGGTTTAATAAGTAAGGCAATGATGTCACCTATTGGCCAGTTAGCGATCCCTTTAAATGAAGATAAAAATAACAAAGGGCAAATAGCAAAATTTATTAGAGATTTTAATGGAGAGGGTGTACAGCATATTGCTTTACACACAGATGATATTTATTTTACAGTTAAACGATTAAGAGAAGAAGGTATAGAATTTTTAGACATACCAGACACTTATTATAATATGATTGATGAAAGAATTGATGTCCATGAAGAAGATATAAATGCTATGAAGGAATTGGGTATTTTAATTGATGGTAGTAATGAAGAAGGTATTTTATTACAGATTTTTACTAAAGAAATGGTAGGACCTGTGTTTTTTGAAATTATTCAGCGTAAGGGTAATAAGGGGTTCGGCCACGGAAATTTTCAAGCATTGTTTGAAGCAATTGAGAGAGAGCAACTTATAGATATAAGATAAATAGTATTATAGGATAACAGAATGGCACGAAAACCTACATCAGCACGTAATGAAGTAATAAAAAATTTGCAAACTCGACTTGGTAGTGGTATGGTTGATGTTGAGTTAGACCCTGATCATTATAATTTAGCAGTTGATAGGGCAATTACTCGTTACAGACAACGAGCATCTAATGCTACAGAAGAAAGTGGTATGTTTTTAACATCGCAAGCAGATGTTGATGAATATTTTTTGCCATCAGAAGTACTTGAAGTACGTAAAATTTATAGACGTGCAGTTGGTAGTGATTCGGGTACAGGAACAGGTATTGATCCTTTTGATTTAGCATTTACTAATCTTTATATTCTACAGGCAGGACGCATTGGTGGTGTTAGTTTATTTGATACATTCAGTCAATACCAAGAAGTAGTTGGTCGTATTTTTGGCTCAGAATTAAATTTTACTTGGCATCCAAATACACATAAGTTAGTATTACTTCGACGTATTAAAAACGCAGAAAGTATTCTTTTACATGTTTATAATGAAAAGCCAGAGAATGAAATATTACGTGATCGACGTAGTCGTATATGGCTTGAGGATTTTGCTTTTGCTACATGTAAAGTTATATTAGGTGAAGCAAGAGGCAAGTATGCTTCTTTACCAGGAGCAGCCGGTGGTATACAATTGAATGGCGATGCATTAAAAGCCGAAGGACAGGCTGAATTAGACCGTTTAGAAATTGAATTACAACGATACACAGACGGCAGTGAACCTCCTACATTTATTATTGGATAACTTGACATTATAGTTTAAATCGTTTATAATGTTTATATGATTATAGGACTTGTTGGTCTTAAAGGCTGTGGCAAAGACACAGTAGCAAATTACTTTATTTCACATTATAATAACTGGATTAAGGGCAGTTTTGCTGACTCCCTTAAAGATACCTGTGCTTGTGTATTTGGTTGGGATAGAGAATTACTCGAAGGCAGTACACAAGATAGCAGAGCATGGCGTGAAACAATCGATACATGGTGGTCTGAGAAGTTAAATAGACCTAATTTTACTCCGCGTATAGCCTTACAACTTGTAGGTACGGAATTATGGCGTAATCAATTTCATGATGATATTTGGTTGTTAAGTTTTGAAAAGAAGTTGTTAGCAATTCAAGAAAATGTTATTATTACTGATTGTCGATTTTCAAATGAAATAGAGTTAATTAGACGGTTAAATGGTTTAATTGTTAGAGTTAAACGTGGTGTAGATCCACCGTGGTGGGATACAGCTGTCGAAGACAATAAAGCTCGTGATGATGAGCTTGACTATAATAGTCCTATGATGCCAAAGGTGTATCCTGAAGTGCATCCTAGTGAGCATTCCTGGCCAGGTTGTGAAGTAGATTATACAATTTACAATGATAGTACGTTTGATGATTTAGAAAATATTGTTAAAAATCTGGTACAAGATCCCCTTGCTTCCAAGGTATTCCAAGATCTGAAATCATTACAAAGCAATTAGAGCATACGGTTTTTAAGTTTTTCCAGTCGTTGTTATTTCTATTTCCGTCTATATGATATACATTTAGCTGTATAGGATGTTCTGCGGTAAAGTTGCATCGCTCACATTTTTTCTTTTTTTTATAGCCACTTTTCCCCCAATTAGTAAATGGTGTTGCATCTAACCCCTTATCTAGCCGTAGACATTTATCACATTTTTTGCGATAATATGTTTTATTATTTTTTACATAGTTGACTGCAACTGGGCGTTTTTTGCAAGTGCAAAGTGGCCTTTTTGTACTCATACTATTATTTACGACGAACCCTTTTAAAGGTGGTTCTATATCAGTGTTATTTGCCAAGAAACAAATAAATATGTGTATATTGAATTTAGCCATTAAGGCTAAAGAACAAAGGGGAAAGGAAAATGGCGACATTAGTTTCACCGGGCGTATCGGTTAGTGTAATCGATGAGTCCTTTTATGGTTCTGCTGGAAGCGGTACTGTTCCTTTGGTTGTGTTAGCAACAGGTAAAGATAAAACACATCCAAGTGGTACAGGTACAGCATCCGGAACAACAGGATCTACAGCAAAGTTAAGTTTAATTACCTCACAAAGGGAATTACTACAAACATATGGCAATCCTTCCTTCCGTAAAGTTGGTGGTACATTAGTACACGGCGATAATATGAATGATTATGGGTTATTAGCAACTCATAGTTATTTAGGCCTTGCTAATCGTGCATACGTTCTTCGAGCAGCTGTTGATGTATCAGAACTCGAAGCCGCAGGTACAGCACCAACTGGCTCTGCTGTTAATGGTACATACTGGTTAGATCTAACATCGTCAATGATGGGTGTTTTTACTTACAATGCGTCAACTGCTACATGGGTAGTAGCCACCGTAAGTGAGATAAGCGCCGCTACTGATTATGATTCAGGCACCGGTGCACCTCTTAACAGTGTAGGTTTGGATGGAAATTTTGCATGGGTAGCCGTAGCAGGCGGTAACTCACATAATAGAGTCTGGCAAAAAGTTGGCGGCGTATGGTATCATTTAGGTACAAATACGTGGGCAACAGCGGCCAGTAAAGATTTTCAATTCGCGGCACATACCGCAGTACCGACTTTAAAGTCGACTGCTGCCGCATTAGCAACAGGTGACGTTTGGATTAAAACAACGTCATACAATAGTGGTACAGCGCTTAAAGTAAAACTTTATGATTCAACTGCAAAAACATGGACAACAATTACTAGTCCAGTATTAGCAAGTACAACGGCAGCCTGGACAAACTACACAACTCCAGTAACTGGTAACATTTTTGTCAAATACAATCATGAACAGGGCGCACATACATTAAATGTTGCATCTCATCAACTTTTGAGATTCAACGGTAGTGCAACCTTGGCAGTAACCGGTACAGTAACAAGTCCCTCATTAACTGCAACACATACAATAGTAGTTAATGGTACAACTATTACATATACAGCAACATCAGATACAGCAGTTATTAGAACAGCTGCATTGATTAACTCAGCAGGTATTACAAATATTACTGCAAGTGTATCAAGTAATAAGATTGTTATTACAAACACAGCAGGTAAAGATATTACACTTGCCGCAGGTTCAGGTACAATGCTTGCAGACTTAGGTCTTACAGCAGCTACATCAAGTAATTGGGTAGCATTAAGTTATGAGCCAAATACAGTAACACCAACAGGCACAGCAGTAAATGGTACATTATGGTATGATAGTCGTAATACTACAGTTGATATGTTAGAAACATATGATAACAGTGGTACTACAGCATGGCGTACATTTAGTGGTACAATGACAGCAGCTGCATCAAAGCCTGGTTCACCAGCAAGTGGTGATGTATGGTTAGATACAGTAGCAGTAGATGCATACCCTTCATTGTACAAGTGGAATGGTACATCATCAACATGGGATGCAGTTGATAACACAGATCAAACAAGTAACCAAGGTATTGTCTTTGGTAACTTCCGTGCTACATCATCAAGTGCATTAGAAACTGTTACAACAATAAGCCCAAATCCAGCAACATACCCAGTAGGTACTTTGGGTTGGAATTTTATGGCATCAGGTTATGATGTTAAGAAATATAACTCAACAGCCGTTAAATGGTATAATGAGTCAGGACTTAAAACAGATGGTTCACCTTATATGGGTCGATTTGCACAGAAGAAAATTATTACCACTTCAATGGCAGCTGCATTATCAGCCAGTGAAGAAATTCGAGCAGAAACTCGTTTCTTTAATTTAATTTGTGCACCTGGTTTCCCAGAACTAATTGATGAAATGAAGACACTTAATGTTGATCGTAAGGAAACAGCATTTGTTATTGGTGATACACCATTTAAGTTATCATCAGATGCTACATCTATTAAGAATTGGGCATCAAATACCGCTGTCGTTGATGAAAACGGCGAAAATGGTCTTGTATCAGCCGGTTTTGATATTGGTGTATGGTATCCAGGCGGTTGCATGACAACTAACGTAACAGGCGATAGTGTTGTACAACCGGCATCGCACATTGTACTACGTACAATGGGTTACAATGACCAGGTAGCATACGAATGGTTTGCACCAGCTGGTTATAATCGTGGACTAGTAAACAACGCTACAAGTGTTGGTTACATTGATGGTGAAGGCGAATATAATGCAGTGGTACTAAATCAAGGTCAACGTGATGTACTTTATTTAAATAAAATAAACCCAATTGCACACATGCCTAATAGAGGCTTGGTTGTTTGGGGACAGAAGACATTACATACTATTACAAGCGCATTAGACCGCGTTAATGTTGCACGTTTGGTTGCATTTTTACGTAGACGGTTTGACGATATGTCACAACCGTTCTTATTTGAACCAAATGATGAATTTACACGAAGTCAAGTACTTTCAGTTTTTAATCAGTTCTGTGGAGATATGGTTACTAAACGAGCATTGTATGATTTCTTAGTTGTGTGTGATGATAGTAATAACACACCAACTCGTATTGATCGAAATGAACTTTGGGTCGATGTAGCAATTCAGCCTGTTAAGGCAATTGAATTTATCTACATTCCAATTCGTGTGAGAAATACAGGAGAGTCCTTGACTATAGCAGGATAAGGATTTTTCATTAAAACCCGAGTGAATGGGGGTATAAGCCCCCACTCATTCTTGGGTTGGATTAGATAAATATTATAAAGAAGGGAGACATGAATTATGACCAAATTTGGTATTGATATATCAGGCGATGATGCTAGAGGAATTCTACAGCCTAAGTTAAAATATAAGTATAGGGTTCAGTTTAGTGATATGGGTGGTATTGCCGGCGTACGTGAATTTACTCGTAATGTCGTTACATGTGATCGTCCTAAGATTTCTTATGAAGAAGTACCAGTACATTCGTATAATTCACGTGTTTATCTAGCAGGTAAACATGAGTGGACTATGCTCAATGCAGTATTTCGTGATGATGTACAGAACAATATTGTAGGATTAGTTG